TTTAAAATATTTATGTGTGCAAGGGGAAATATATTCTTTTTTACGTTATCGATTATATCCGTTCCTTGCGTAATCGTGTTCACAAAAGGTGCGCCTTTTATGCTGTCTCGGATGAAGTTTAAACAAGTGTAGTATTGGTTCATTTTTGTTGTGTTTGTTTTATTCTACGTGCCTCCTCTTTGCTTTCATCGATTAGGTAAGATAGTAACGTGAGTGATTCAAAAAGAGGCTCTTTTCCAACGTCTGAAATTCTAATTTTAAGTTCTCGGCTAATTGTGATAAATGATTGATACCATCCCCAGCGTTCGGTAAAACTTCCGCCAAATTCAACTTCTCCCTCTGTGCCATCTTGGGAATAGAGGAGAGGGTGGTCAGCAATAATTCGTTGAATAAACTCCAAAAAAAAACCATTGCGCCTCTTACAATGTGCATCGGTGTATCTTTGAAATTTAAAGCAAGTGATTCATCTCCGGTAAACTCCTCAATCTCGTAATATTCTCCCGCTTTTCTTTTTATCGGTCGGTACATTACGCTTAACATCAACTCGGTTAGTTCATCTTTACCCATACACGTGTCAATCGTTGCGTGTTCCCCTAGTGAAATTCGTTCCATATTAGGAATGAAGCCATAATTTACTCCGTTCATTTTAAACGTTCGTGTAAGTGCTGGAGATTGGTCAAGTGTTTGCGCTATTGTTTTGACTATATCGGCAAACTCAATCGCAGGAAGTTTCATCACATCGGCAACTTCTATATTGCAAAATATGGCAACCATCTGAATACAGATATACGTTTCATCATCCGCATTATCGGCTACCACTTTTTGGTAACGCTTGTACTGCGATAGGGTTATCTCTTTTAAATCTGTTGGAATTACTACTCTCATATTAATAAGACTAAAAATTTGTGTTTTGTTTATGTTATAATAACTTTTCTCGTTGGTTTAATTGCTAGTTGCATCATTGCAAAGTAGCGAAGCGCATCGATAGCGTGGTTCATCGAATCAATCGGCTTGTTAAGTTTTTTGCCAGTCTTGTCAACATCCCAACTATACGCCCTCAATTCTTTAATTAGGTTCACGCTTGACTTTGTGATTAACATTTGCTTTTGTTGGAGTACCGAGATACCAAAGTTAATCGAGTCGGCACCCTTTACAACCGGTTTGATATTATATCCTGCTCTGCGAATTTCCTCGATTGATTTCGGCTCTGCACTATCTGCCCAAATCGGTAGGCGTTTATCGTGGCTCATTAAGTTGATAATATCGGAGTTCAAAAGTGAGGTCGAATATATTACCTCGTTGCAAATTATTTTACCATCGTACTCGTGAACCTCGATTAGTGCGCTCGGATCGTTGCTATATCCAAAATCGAGTCCGTAACCGATTAACTTTGCCTCTGCTGGTATTGTATCAATCAATTCGTAATTTTCGAATATAACGCCCTCCAGCGTTCCGAGTTGCCCTAATCCGTAAACGTTCCACCAGTTTTCCCAATATGCGGAGGTCTTGGCTTTCTCTTGCGCCTTTTCAATCTCTTTTACGATTGCTGGATCAAGTGCCTCGTTATCTTTGTAGGTTAGAATTATGAAGTCTGAATTGCTATCGTTGATTAAATCGGTATGCACCCAAAATTCATTTGTCGGGTTGTAGTCTAAATAGATAAATTTCTTTGTACGGATCGATAGCTGCTGGTAACTTTCAAAAGTAATGTTATTGCACTCGTTTATAAAAAGTACATCACGCCTCGCTCCCCTTAATTTGTCGGGTTGATCTGCGCTAAAAAATTCGATATAAGATCCGTTTGTAAATTTGTAGGTTAGGTTTGACTTATTAAAATTGTTTGAATTGAAGTTATCAGTCCACTGCATTATCTTTAAAAAGTCTTTTAACGCTCCACGTTTTAGATGCGGGATTGATTCAGCAACTACACTTATCTCGGAGTTGGGCGTGTCCATCGCATACTGAATTAAAAGCGGAAGGATTGTAAAGGTTTTAGAACTACTTGTCCCGCCTTGCACAATCCTTACTCGTTTTCGTAACTGTCTTATTTTACTCTGCGCTGTCGTCTGTAATAACATCGAGGTCTATTTGTTTGAATATAGGTTTTTCCGTTTCCTCTGTTACTTGGTGGTTCATTGATAGCTTTCGTAACTCTTCAGGCGTTGCAATCAGTTTCATCAAAGCCATCTGTAATGCTGGAGCGTTACTCGTGTACCATTTTGAGCGCATTGAAACTTTTAGCGTTACTCGGTTAGTTTCAAGTAGTCCTTTTAGCTCGTTCGTTTCGTTCGAGTCGGGTGTAAAATATTCGTAAAATGTAGTTTTTGAAATTGGCAAAAAAGCAACGATGTCCTCAACAAAAAACAATTTATGTTTGACAATTACTTCCTTTGCCTGCTCAAATATTTTATTCCTGTCGTATGCCATTGCGTTTTATTTCTAGTGTTGGGTCTAGTTTCTTCATTCGGTCAATAATTACTTGGCAATACTTCGGGTCTAATTCCATTCCGTAACATTTGCGTTTAAGTTGGTGTGCTGCTACCATTGTTGATCCGCTGCCTAGAAAACCATCTGCAACGAGTTCATTTTCTTTTGAACTGTTTTTAATTAGCGGTGCTAATAATAAAATAGGTTTCATTGTTGGATGTTCTGCATTCCTAAATGGTTTGTCGCAATTTATTATTGTTGTTTTGTTTTTGTCGCTCATTATTTCAGTGAGCATATTTTTCATTTGTTCTTTTGTTAATTTTTTTATGTCTATTTTATCTTCAATAACTGTTGTGTGTGTTCTTTCATTTGTAAAGTAATGCGCTGCTCCTTTTTTCCATCCATATAAGCAAGTTTCGTGTTTTTTATGATAATCTAATCTACCTAAAACTAAACTATTTTTTACCCATATTAAACATTGAGTAAAATACATTCCAGCATCTTCAAATGCTTTTGTAAAATTTATTCTTTCATTATCGGTGTGCCAAACATACCAAGCTCCACCATTTTTAGTATAACTTGATAATGATGTATAAAAATCATATAAAAATTGATAAAATAAATTATTATCCATTTTATCATTCATAATTTTTAATCCACTTCCTCCTTGATAATCTACGTTATAAGGCGGATCAGTCATAACCATATCCGCAAGGCTTCCATTCATTACTTTTTCCCAAGTATCGATTTCAGTACTTGACCCGCAAAGTAAACGATGATCTCCAATCTCAAATAAATCTCCTAAAACAATATCCGTTTGTATTTCGTTTGGAATTTCAAAATCATCCTCCTCTGCTTCGGCTTCAATTATATTTTCGTTTTCAAATATCGGCAAATCCAATCCCCACGCTTCCAACTGCTCATTATCCCATTCATTCGCTAATACTTCCCAATCCCATTCTCCACCGCTTGTATTGTCTTTAATTAAAAACTCCCTTTGTTGCTCTTCTGTTAAGTCTGTTATGATAACTGGTATTTCTTTAAGTCCAGCTTCTCTGCACGCTTTGTATCTCATATTGCCACCGAGAATAATCATATCTTGATTAACTACTATTGGTCGGATGTTTAGCATTTCCGGAAAGTCTTTAACTGACTGAACTAACTTTTTAAACTTATCGTCTTTGATAAGTCTTGGATTGTTCGGGTTTAATTTAACCTCCGAAATTTTCCTAATTTCCATCGTTAAATAACTTTTCTAAATCCTTTACCATTATCGCCATAATCTTTTCGCTTTTCGTATTGGTGTTATCCAAGCCGAAGTATTTTAAGTACAATGCTGGGATATTAGGATTATCACTATTAAACTCTTGGCAGTCCTTACAATCAATTTTACAAATAGGCTTTTTGTGAGTCCATTTATCCATCGTGAATTGTCTGTCTTCACATTTAGCACATTGCTTAATTCCTACTGCCTCTGTAATCTCTTTTACTATTGTTCCGAGTTTTGGTTTTTTACTTGCCATATTAGTTTTTCTTTTACCATTTTATTAATTCTGTGAACTGTTTGGATGTGAATGCCGGTTTGACGTGAAAATGGTCTTTGCCCCTCCAGTGTTGAACAAACAAACATCGTTTTTTCGTACCAAGTCAATCGCTTTGTAAGTTCATCAAACTCTGGGAGCGTAACGTATTCATCATCAATAATCTCAAACCTTGTAAAGTCATCGATTAATACTTCCTTTGTCTTTAAACTATCGTAAAATAAATTCCTTAAAATCGTGTAAATGTACGAATTATTTATATTCTTGAACGTGTGCGCTTTTAAGTACATCTCTTGAACAATATCGTCGGCAAGGTCTTTGTCTTTCGTAATCTTGAAAGCCATCAATCGCCAGTCGCTATCTCGTTGTGCAAGTTCGTGTATCACATATCAAAGTTATAAATTAATGGATCAAAAGTAAATGAAGTTTTAAAATTAATTTTTTTATTTTGAATTAAATTTTTAAAATCCTTAGCGGGAATAACTTGATGCTCAATAAGAATTAACATAAGATTATCCTTTTCTCCACCCCTTAGATAAATTTTTTCAATAAATTCATTAATTTTAAATTGGTTTTTATCTAACCATTCGTATGCTGCTTTTGATTCTTCTTTTGCTTTTTTAGCTCCTTCTTTTATTAATCCTCCTCTTTCATTTTTAAATTCAACATCGTGTGCTTTACCGTGACAAATTGAACAAATTTTTATTAAATTATTATGACTATCATCACCTCCCCTTGATTTTGGAATAATGTGATGTACCTCTAAATAATTAGATTTTTTATTACAAATTTTGCAATTCATCATTCAAATGTATTAATTATTTTCTAATATTTTACTTTTTATTCTTACTCGCACCCAGTCGGTAACATTTGACTTTGGATCGAGGTCAATTATATCATCATAAATGGTGTTATCTAAATCCTCTTTTCGGCAAATTTGTCTAGCATCGGCAAAGGTTAGGTTTTCTTGAAGTAGGTAAAGCTGGAATATTTTTTGGTCTGTGGTGAGTACTGCTATCATAAATTATTTTCTAAATTTTGTTTTTCTATTATATTGGCACTTTTTTACATTTACTGCCGTTTTATAGGTTAATTAATATTTTTTGACTGGCGCAACTTAATTTGTGATTTCCCTCATTTTGTCCGCAGTATTTACATATTCCATTGTGCCAAAATAAATCGCAGTTGTAAGCATCCGCCTCTCTATTAGTATTTACCCAGCTTTGTCTAAATTTGTCTGATGGCGCAGTAAATCGATAACAAATAGTTTTAGATGGGCAAAGGTGGTCGGAGCATTTTGAAATATCAGCCATTTTTAAATAATTTTATTTTATCAAATTTATCTTTTATTATCAAATAACCTAAAGCCTCATAAAGTTTAAGATAACGGTAAACTGTTCTATTATTTACATTTAAATATCTTGCTATTGTATGCATATTTCTTGGCTTCTCTTGCAAAAATTCCATCATCCTGATGCACCTATACATTTTGTGTTGATTCATCATAGCTTTTCTATTTCTTGTTTAACTTCTTTCCAATATTCTTTGACTCTTGGGTGTATAGATTGAAAATTATGTGGATAAATATCAACGCTAGGTGTACAATCTATTAATTTTTTAATCATAATATTTGCAAGTAATTTTACTTTTGTTCTACTTTCTAAATAAGTTAAACAATTATCAATTTCTTCAAATAAATCTTGTGCTTTTTCTTTTGGTGTCATAAATTGTCTAATATTTTACGAGTAGCCTCGTGGTTAAACTTCTGTACAAATTTATCGTAATAATCAAACTCAAATCCAAAAAAGCTATTGTCATCCGTATAAACAAAAACATAATACCAATGCCAACAATCAACTCTATTAATCCACTTGCTAGGGACTTGTAAATTCTTTACAATAGCCGATAACCTGTAAGGTCTGCCCAACTTTGAAAGTTGAGGCGTGATTGATAAATTTAAATCTTTTGGTTTCATTTCGTAAAGATTAAAAGAATTTTTTTATTAAACTAATTTTTTAACATAAAATCGACTTCATAGTCTGTCCAGACCTTACAATCAAAACCTAAATCGCTCAACTGCTTAATTCTTAATTTTTGTAATTCAGATAAAACGCCATTTGGTTGCTTAACTTCTATAAAAATTACTTTGCCATCTTTTAGGCACATAAGATCGGGAATACCATTGCACGAAGTTTTAATTAGCTTTATTACTAAATACCCCTTTTCTTCCAGTTTCTTTTTTATTTTGGTTTGAATTTTTGATTCCAGCATCTTCTTTAAATAAATTTAGTGTATAATCTTTTTTTTGCAAAACTGTCTTATAAATTTTGTACTCAATTCCTCCTTTTGAAAATAACCAAAATATCTCGTTTTCTTTTCGCTGCATCGTAGTAAGTCGATCCCTACTTTGCCAATAACTTACACTTGAAAAATCGATATTATAATAGACTAAGTATTTTGCCTCTTTTAAAGATATTCCCTCTCTGCCACTTACAATCTGCAAAGCAATCCATTTATCACTTGTATTAAAATCCTCCAAGTTATCGGTTAACTTATCCCCTAAAATCGATTTTAAGGCGTTATATTCCTCTTTAAATTTATAAAATATACCAATCTTTACTTCTTTGAAATTATCCCTTATAAACTCCGCTTTTGAATAGTCAATAACTTTGCTAGTGCCATCTTCAAATTTACACGTTCCACTTGAAAGCTGGTGGACTTTCTGCATTAACTTAACCACAGTATCGGCTAAAATTATTTGACCTTGCGAATTTTTTACAACCAAATCTTTTTTAAGCCTTTCAATAATTTGATAGGTAATTGGTTTCATCTCTACCTCCAAAACCATTTCATTAACCGTTGAACTAAATCCAGCTTGCTCTTGAGTAAAAGTTAGGATAAAGTATTTAATGCGCCTTTCAATATGTTTAATATCGGCATCGCTGTAATCATTCACTTTTGCGTACCCGAGATGCTTAACTTTTACATTTACAAAGTCTGCCGCCCATTTATAAAAGTTTGCATATTCCTTAAAAGGACTGTTATCACTTACCCAAAATTGATGATACCATTGTGAGTGTGATTCAGCGGTTGGCGTTCCAGATAAAAAAATCATCGGCAAATGTGAAAATTTTTGCTTAAATAATTTTGCTACTGCGTTTGGCTTTGGATATGCACCAAATCGATGATGTTCATCGTGGATCACTAAATCAAAATCTTTATCGACTAAATGTAAACTCTCATCGTTGGTAATTGTTAAATCAAAGTCAAATCCAAAGTTGTCGTAATCCCATTGGATACTGGATATAGCTTTCTTTTTTGTTAAAAACAATACTCTCTTAGCTTGAAATAATTGTGCGGTCTGGAGTGCGGTTAATGTTTTGCCAGTTCTCACAGCCATACACAAATAAACCAAGCCTTTGCGCCTTAATATATCTGCTGCCTCATTTGATAGCTTTATTTGATAATCTCGTAAAGTCATATCGTTTTAAATTTAATTGGATATTGACTTAAATAAGGCAAAACCTCTTTTAATTTTGCAAACTTTATATACTTACCATTTTGATCCAAAACTTTTATCATTTCAATAATGATTTTTGGCTCTCCATTTATCAAATCAAATCTATATCTTACTATTTCAAAACTTCCTATTTCCATACTTAAAACATTATATCGTTATCTTCTTCATCTTTTACTTCTCCGTTTTTATTGACTATCTCAAACCAACGTTCTCCATTTGAATTGCCATCTAAATACTCAAACTTATAAAACTTAGCATATTGCTCAACCCAGCGAGTAAATCTGTTTTGACTTAATTTGTAAGTTTTAAAATCTGGATATTCATTGATAAAACTATTATAATATGTTTGCTTATTGCATCTAGTGTTAAACTCAATATTTTCATTCTTACCATTAGCATCCAACTTTGTCCACTCATAAAACTCAAAAGAAGTGTTTTTAATAAACTTCCTAACTTCTAAATTTTTAAAGTCGTGTTTAGTAAGTCCGTTCACTAGGTAATATTGTACGCATTGGATCATAAAGTTGTCAAATTTTGACCACTCTAATTCATTCCAATCATCAAACAATAAGTGTCCAAATTCATCAAGTGGCGTGTGCTTGTAACTAAAATGCTCTGCTAATTCAACCTCAAATTTTCTGCGCTCAAAAGAACCACCAACGCCACCAATAGTGTAATTAGTTGTAATAAGTATTTTTGGAGATTGTTGAACTGGCAATTTAATTGCATCTTGACCTTTGTACTCTAAAGTTATTCCCTCAGTAATTAAACTAAATAAACTTTCAAAGTTGAAGTTCTTTTTAACATCATCAAACACTAATATTTGAGTGTCAGTCGATACAGTTTGATAAGGAAAACTTTTGGTAAACTCAAATGTTTTCCCATCAATACTGCTAACTTTTTTCATCTGCGACAATGCGTTCCAAAACAACCCTTTACCGCTTCCGCCATTAGGGTTTTCCGAAATTGTTTCATCATTAAAAATAATTGCTTTATTGTTTGCCGAAGTCTTGAATGAATGTAATAAATAACCGATTACCGATTTGAAACTATTGTACTTTTCTGCATCTTGTCCAGCAATCAGCCAAAGGAATTTTCTAAAAACTGCATCGTGATGGTCAAAACTTTCAAATGATCTGTTTACTATTTGTCTTTTCCAAACAAAACCATCTAGGTCTAAGTAGTCTATTTTTTCAATAGCTTCATCTGTAACCTTTACAACGCAATTATTAAAATATAAAAAACACTCCGTTTGAGTATCTTCCTTTATTTTTATTTCAGAACTTTCCAAAAAACTTAAAAAGTCAGATTGAAAGTATTTAGGACTTGAAGCCATAAAATCGTAAGGACTAAATCCAATATCTTCCCTAGTGAGTAAATGGTTTAAAACAAAATCCTTAATTCTTTTCTCGCTTGTTTCCTCAACTAGGTTCTGCTCAATCTTAATAAAAGTAAATGTGCTTGTGTCAGTTGGAAAATATTTAAAAAAGTTATTTTGTTGAAGCCAAAACTTGTATTTATGTGGACTTAAATTAACCTTTCCTTTATCGTTATAATACCAAAAGTCAGATACAGATATTTCATCTTTAATTTCATCAATACACTTCTCTATTTCGTTTTTATCAAAGTCAGAATGGTACTCAATAACTTCTTTTTTATTCTTACCAGTTCTAATTTGTTTCTCAATCTTTTGCTTAATGCTTTTGTCCTCAAAAAACTTAGTTCCAAATTGGTTGGTTTTTTTATAAGCCGAATTTATAGTAGTTTGTATTTCACTTCTTGGGAAATCTTTTTCCTCAAAACTATAAAATGTTTGCTCGGCTACATTTTTAGCAATACCAAAGTCATTAAATGCCGAAGCTAACCTAAATAGGTTTTTATTTCTTTCTTGACTAAACGTATATTTCTTATTAAACCAAGTCATTAAATTGGTAATAATTAGATTGTCAGATTTTATTGCAATAGATACATTTCTATTTCCTAAATCTTCAACTTCTGGAGCATCAATTTTATCCCAAAGTTTTGAATTTTCATTTATAAACAAATCGGGATCGTAACTTTCAAAACAAAACCTACTTACATCAGATCCACTATCATCCCAATTAGGATGGTTATAATAGTTTTTAAGGCTTTTAAAATATTCCTTATGGTTTTCTATTTCAGCTGGTATTTTAACAAGTGCTTTAATACCTTTTCCACTAGGAGAAATCCAAGCACTATAAATAAATTCATCATCACAAATTGAGTTTTTAAAATCAATAGTATCTTGATAGGTTTGAAACTTATCAAAATCTAAAATGCAAAGTCCAGAGTGTTCTTTTATTCCAGCTATTGAACGGTATTCAAAGACACCGTTAAAACAAACACCCGGTAATTTACTTTTGTTTTTATCATAATCAACTTTTGACAATGTTCTTAACCACTCAATAGTTTCTTTACTCTTACCCTGTTTTATTCGTTCTAAACAAAATAAAACATCTTTTGTAAAGCCATTAGATACATCTGTGGCTTTTTTGTAAATCGTTACATTCATAAATTATAAATCAATATAGGTCAATAATTTATGTTCTATTTGATCCTCAGCCATTACATCCCAAATTTTAAGTAAATGATCTTTTTCATTATCAGTTGGTTCCTTTGTCCATACTACTGTTAATGTACCCTTGTGATCGTGTAATAAATCAATGTGTTCATACCAACCAAAGTAATCTAAAATAGTTCTAACAATTTTTAATCTTTCATTGTCGTGGCTTCCGCCGCCGCCATCTGTTCTTAAAATTTTCATATTTATAAGATTTAGTTAAAAAAAATAAACCCCATTACCAGCAGTGGTAGTTGCGTGGTAATGAGGTTCTGTAATAAGTTTATAATTGGCTACCACTCCGAGAACAAATATAAAGTTTATTTTTAATATAAGTATATTTTTTTTTATAAATTATAATAAAAAAAAGTGTACTGGCGTAAACCCCAATAAAATCAATACTTAAGGTATCAATAGTACACTTTTTCATTTTTTTTGACTAAAATTTATTTTAAAAAATAATTTTCAATTTATTTTTATTTCCTATGGTATAGAATGGTATCTAAAAGTGTACTTGTGTACTATTAAAAAACTAATATCATTGACTGCTTTAGCGGTCAATAAAAAAAGCCACCGATTAAGGTGGCTTTAATTAGTTGTGTTGTTTGGCGTTTAGAAATCTAATCCATCATCATCATCTGCATCCTGCATATCATTAAAGTCATTTGCTATATCTCCGTTCAATACAACCTCGATGTCGGCTTTGACTAAGTATGTTTTAAGATACGCTTCAAGTTGGTTGAATACTTCATCGGCTTGTGCGTTTTGCTCATCGTTAAGCGATCCATCAAATGTAAACTCTGGAACTGAAAATTTAACGGCTCCCTTTTTTCCATCTTTAGCGGTCTTAACGCTTACCCATTCATCACTAAGGCGCGAACGTGTCTTTTGTGTAAAATCTCCCCACGCTTGAACTGCGGAACCTTTTAATTGTATGTTGGCAATGGTGCCATCTTCAAGCATAATATAAACTGACTTTGTGTAATGCCCTCCAGCAGCAACAATCTTGTCTTTAATATCCTTATAAATACCTTTTGCTATTTCATTACCTTTAAAAGGTTTAACGGTCATAATATCTTTGGAGATATATTTTACCTCGTTTGAAAAAATATTACTTCCGGATGCATCATTCCAACCTTTAATGGTGTGTAGTTCATCTAGTGTAAGGAATTTAAAAGGCAAAGGGATTGCAACGTTCTTTTGTGCTTCTTTGTCGTAGTAGTTGAAACATTTGTCGTTTGATTTCCACTCGATAAATTTAGTGGCTGGGTTTGTTTTTGGTTGTGCAAACGCTTGTCTGCGGTTTGAAGTACTCATAATATTATATTTGTTTATGGTTTCAATAGAAGCTCGTGAAACCTTCGAGCTGTTAATTATGAAATGTAAATATAGTAATTTAAAATGATATTGCCAAACTACTTTTGCGTGGCGTTGTACTAACTTTAGGCACTTGTACTCCAGCCGCATCGTATATTTCATTTTGCGATTTCAAAGCTAATTTAAGCAGTTCCTCACGTTCTTTTAGTTCTCTATTTATATCACTCCAAACTTCGCAATCTTTGTAGTTAATTGTTTCCCCTCCGCTTCGGAAT